CCTATCGGCATGCGTCAAAACGTCGCCGAAGCACTCCCAAAACTTCTTACGGCTGTCCGGGCGCCAAAAAGCTTTCTTCTTGCAGTCCTCCGTCAGTCCTGACGCGTAATAATCCCTCAACATCTCCATGTCTCGTGGCGTTACCCGGCCCTGTGCAGACCGGTACGCCTCAAGCGCGGCTGCCTGCTCAATGGCAGTTGGCATTGTCCGGGACCATGAAGGGTTGATTTCCAAACAGGCAGCCATGAACCTGGCGGCACTAGGAGAAGCCCCCAGATCCGCGTGATTGTCGGCGCAGCGCATCCCCCGGACGTCGTTCAGGCGTTCCCGGTTCGGGAAAGACTGGGCAGGCAGCACAGGAGCAGCGGGCGCTTCTTCCCCCGGTGTACTGTCCACCGTAGTAGTTTCTCCCCCTATATTCCTTTCTTCCTTTCTTTCTTTCTTCCGGTTTTGGATGTTGGCCCCTACATTGGTTCCTATTTCGGTTCCTACGTCGGTTAATTCAGAAACCAACGTAGGTTTCTCTTCGGTTTCCATGTCGGTTTCAACATGGGTTTTCTTGGGGCGCCCTCCGAGCTTGCCATTTTCGCGGGCAATAACTCGCTTTCGCTCAAGAAGCTCTTGTACGCCTCCGGGGTAGCCAAAAACAACAAGGTTGTCTCCGTCGAAGTGGTAAAGTTCCCCGCCGTTCATGACTTCCTTGTCCATCACCCCGCAGGTCTGCATCCAGCGGCGCATGCCCCAGGAGCGGCACCCCTCAATGATTCCGCCGTTCTCTTGGGTGCAGCACCACGCCAACAGGGCAATCCATGTAGCGCGCTGGATTGGTTCAGCTCCGATGAATTCAGGGCTGGAAAACAAGGCTGTTGGGATGTTCATGTATTCCATATCAAAAAAGCGTCAGTTGGGGGTTGTAGATTTCATAAAGACCAGGAAGACGGTCTTCCCGCGGCGGTGTCCGAACAAAGGTTCATGGCTGGCCAGCTTCAACACTTCTGCCGTGCTGACCTGATCCTCACACCATTTGAACACCAGAACGCCGCCCGGTTCCAAAACCCGGAAACACTCCCGGAAACCGGCCTTCAAATCCTCCTGCCAAGTCTCCCTGTCCAGTTTTCCGTATTTCTTGGCCAGCCAGGACGATTCCCCGGCGTGAATCAGGTGCGGAGGGTCGAACACGACAAGGCGAAACGCCCCGTCACTGAAAGGCATGGCCCGGAAGTCTCCGACGACATCCGGCTTGATTTCCAGAGTTCGCCCGTCGCAAAGCGTGTGTGTTTCCTCCCGGCGGTCCATGAACACCACGTCAGGATGGCGGCGGTCAAACCAGAACATGCGGGAGCCGCAGCAGGCGTCAAGAATGGCTTTCATTCCCCCTCCTTTCCTTCTTGGAATCTGCCAAGCAAAACCCGGAATGCAGTTGCCGCCACTGCAGGAACTTGCCCGTTGCCAAGGGCTTTAAGCTCGTCCACTTCTGGGGCCACCCCATCATCAGGGCGGCGAAAGACGCTGACACACACATCCCCCTGACTCGCTTCCCACCGCTCCTGACATAGAGATATGCCAGGTAATCTTCCAAATTCCCTTTTGGTTTGCCTTCCTCCGCTCTCTTCCAACACAGTCCATATTTGGCGATACATGCACGCATGGTGGGCAAGAAGCCATAATCTGGCGCGGCGATGGGGTAATCCAACGGCGTCAGCTCCCAGCACACACCATGCAGCATCATACCCGATGCGGGCAAGGTCACCGAGGATTCTGGCAAGTCCTCTTCCCACAAGCAGAGGTGAGTTTTCCAGGAATGCGAATTCCGGTCGTACTTCATTGATAATTCGGTGCATTTCCCGCCAGAGGCCGGAGCGGGCGCCGTCAATGCCGGCGCCTTTTCCTGCGGCTGAAATGTCCTGGCACGGGAAGCCTCCAGATACCACGTCAACAAGGCCGCGCCACGGTCGTCCGTCAAAGGTTCGTACGTCATCCCAAACCGGGAAAGGCGGGAGTAAGCCGTCATTCTGTCGGGCGAGCAGTACGCTTGCGGGATAGGGTTCAAGTTCGACAGCGCAAACGGTGCGGAATCCGAGCAGCTCGCTTCCAAGTATGCCTCCACCAGCGCCCGCGAAAAGATGTAGCTCATTCACTCTCCCTCCTTTCCATTCATCAGGTTAAATTCTGGCTGTTCCCACATGACTCCACACTCACACGGCATTCGAAAATCGGAGGGTCTCACCAAACCTTGAAGGTAGTCTTGGCGGAGTTGAGATAGAGGATAAAATATCTTTTCCCCGTTAACAGTTCTCCTTAAAATGGTATTATGTTTCCCGGTTGAATCTCGAAATCGTTGTTCCATCCTTTCATGGAAGGCAAACCTCTCCGGCATCTTTTCCAAAAGATTTACAAAATGACCAATACCCGCTTTGAAACAAAAACCGCCGCAATTTGCATGGTTAAAACCCATGTCGTATAACCTTGGAAGCCTGACATTGTATCCTTCCAACCAGCTTTTAATCTCGCAGTAGGAATAAGGTTTTTCAGCCAGTGGAAACCACCAGTTCCATTCCGGTTTGTTTTTTCGGAGCCTTTCACACCGTTCTATTTCTTCAATGTTAAACCCAATAACGATACGAGTTTCTGGTGTGCAATGCTTACGCATCCATGTGTCTAGCGGTTTACGTTTGAGCAATATTGAGCAAAATCCCACGCGGGAATTTGCCATCATGCCCTCTCCGCCTGAACCATCCTGCCCAGTACACAGTTCCCACGGAGTAATATAAGCATCCGGATTTTTCGCTCCTTTATGGCCGCGCATACGGACAATGTGAAGCTGGCATCCCAAGGCACCCGCACCTTGGACGATAAAGCGGTAATTATCTTCATCTTCGATCCCGGTGTCGGCGAAGACTAAATCTACTTCGTCCGGCCCATACTGATCAACGGCTAACTTGGCTGCACCCCAAGACATAAGGCCACCACTGTAATTCACACAGACTTTCACTCATCCTCCTTTCTTGGCTCCCAGTAAACAGGCCATCCTTCATGGACGCAGGCTGCGCAGAACTTGTACTGCGTTAGCTCATGTTTACAGTTCGAGCATCTCCGTCGCATAGGATGCACCCACGCCCTGCACGCGGCCCGCTTCCGGCGGACGTCACCGATAACATTGTACAACTTAAAGTCGTCCCATAAGCCTCCGCGAAATTGAAGTGGCAGCTCGTGATATTCCATTTTAAATCGTATTCGGGCGTTATTGCGAATCCTTTCAATTCTGGTTTCGAGAGTTTCGACTGCTTTTCCGTATTCGTAAAAAGCTTTCTGTTCAGGCGTCAGTTTCATGCGAGCCTCCTTTCAAACACGATTTCCACCTGTCCGGCGCGTCCCAGGTCGTGAATCCGCTCAATCCCGGCGCAATCCAGCGTCCTGTCGTCAATGCCCATAGCCTTGCAGGCCCCGTCCAGATACGCCTTGCAGCGCGCCAGGCAATTATCCGTGTCCGGCTTCGGTCCCTTGAAAAACCAGATCACCCGGTAATGCGTCGGTTGCATCCTCCGGCCATTCAGGGCTTCACAAGTCCTGCCCCAGGCTATATTCCGGGCGCGGCTCTTGGCAGCCGTCTTCTTATAACCGGCCACAATGGCCCCCCTCTGCGTGAGAGGGGCCTTCGCATTGGGGGACAAACACCGCGGCGTGTGGGGCAAAGTAATGGTCAGCGTGGTCATCATGCCGCACCTCCTTCCACTTCCTTCACGGATCCGTCAGAAACCTTCACTTCCGCGCATCCCGCCAGCGTCTTACGCAGCCAATCCTTGGACTCGGCCACCTTGGCGCCGGCATCCGCAGCCTTACGCACGGAATGCACCAGCTTATCCAGATCGGTAATCCCTACCTTGCAGCAGGCCGTAAACGCCTGCGCCGTGATGTCGTCGGGGAACAAACCGTTAAGAATTTGAAAAGCCGCCGCGGCATCCGTCACCGTAAACGCCTTCTTGCCGGGAGCCAGAACCAGACCGGGAATCTCCACCTCGGCCCGCAGATCTGCCTTCACCTTGGACTCCACGGAAGCCGCCCACTTCTTCGCCAGTTTGGCAAGATCGTAGGCTTCCCTCCGTTTTTCGGGAGACCATTCTTCCCAGGCCGCCGTCAAATCCCCGGACGTCACCTGCACCAAAGCCAGCTTCACCGCCGGGCAGGAAGACTGGGCCCGGCAATACCGGCAAGCCTTCTCGCTGGGCTTCAACGGGGCGTGCTCATCCTGCGCCTGCTCAATGCAGGCCCGGAAAAACGCCCGCGCCTGCTCCACGCTCTCGCGGGTGTACCGGCAAACGGCAGGCTCCTTCCGGCTCGCGTAAGGCTGCAAAATGCACACAAACACCTCATCCGCATGGTACGCCTCGTGCCCATCCATCACCAGCACGGCCAGGGCGCTCAACTGCAAATTGCACTCCGCTGGAGAAACAGGAATGCGTCCAAATTTGTAATCCACCACCAAAGCCTTGCGGTCCCAAACAGCCACCATGTCCGGTTTTCCGGAAAACAGACGGTCCCGTTCAAATAGACGCACTTCCCGCACCGTCTGAACATCGGTCCAGTTTTCTTTCATCCCCAAGTGCTTTTCACACAGGGCCTTTTCCATCTCGCGGCACCAGGCCACAGCCTCGGCGTCCTCCGGGTCTTCCGGCATCGTCCCCTGTTCCATGTGAGCGTGCAGGATAGTTCCCATGGCGGCGTCCTCGCTCTCTTCGTCTATCGGGCATTTCCTTTCTGCATTCCAGCTTCCGGGGCAGAGGAAAAGCCGCTGCATCCCGCTCGCGCTGGGCAGCCCCTGACGTTCATCCCTGATCATTTCCATTGCGTCCATCATCGTCAACAAGTCAGGAGTTAATGCTCAAAAGAACCAAAGGAAGGCACATCCTCCGGCACATCCAGTCCGGGAATACCGTCTTCCGGCGCCGGTGCGGTTACAGGCGGCGGGGCCTGCGTCGTCCTGGGAGCTGCCTTTGGAGCGTGGGCAGATGCAGGAGTCTCCGGCAGGGAGGGGTCACGGGCGGGCTGGTCATCTACGGGGAACTCGTCTCTAACCTTCCTTACCCCCTCAACAATGCCGTTATAAACATTGCTCAAATCCCGCAATTCATTTACGGACATTTCTTCCAGTTTGTGACCCAACCTGGCTTCAAGCCGGGCACGCGTCACTCCATAGACTAAAAAATTAGCTTCCAGAGAGCGGAGAATATCATCCTTACTCCGCTTGAATCCGTTCTCCTGCGTAATCTTCACAGCTTCCATAGCTTCATCCGTCAGCCACCCGGGAAGCACCTGCAAAATGCAGGCGCGGATTCGGCGGGAAGCCATATTCGCGCAGAGTTCGTAAATATCCCGTTCGCTGTCCAAAGCAACACGTTTCATCACCTTCCTGCCCCCCTCATACTCGTTCTTGTCGCGGGTGTGAGGAACCGAAAAAGCAATTTCCCTCCTGACATTGGTCTCTTTGTCGAAACAATAGGCAAGACATTCGGACACATTGCAGCCGCTTCCATCCGCGCCCTTGGGATCCCAATGCCGGGCAACCTCCTTCCATCCGGCTTCCGCATTCCCCCAGGCCCCGATCAGCGCCTCCGCCAGACGGATGCTGGGGCCCGTCACGGTCGTATTTCCGCGAGGGTAGGAATAAGTGGCGGACTGCGCCAATTTCGGTTGATCGCAAGCCTGCTTCATCCTCAAGGTCACTTCGGCCAAATTCCGCGGAAACTGCTTGGCAATCCAGATCGACGCAAGCACGGAAGTAACGGCTGCATTGCTCGTCATGGCAGCCAGGGCCCCGCTTCCGGCGGAAGCCTGAACGGCAAACGGATTGCCCGGCGCTTGATTGGAAAGTTCGTTTGTTGTATTGGTATTCACGTTATTAGTATTCTATTGGTTAGCTATTGATAACAGGCCGGGGACCAGTTGGCGCTGGCCCCGGCCAACTCACTTTATCGGTCGATTTCTCCGGTGAAGGAGGATTTCGTACACAGGCACACGGCGCCGCGGTGAATCCGGTTCTCCGGCAGATCCTTTGCCAGCTTGTCGGCAATATCCTTAATCGCATTGCGTTCCGGGATGTCCGCGCGGACAAGCTGGTACACAAAATACAGCTTCCCATCAGCCAGGCGCACACGCAGGCGCACCTTGATTTGATACGTGGTATCTCCTTCAGCGCCCCGAATAACCGGGATCGCAATCGTGAACTCCGGGGGGACGTTCAATTCTCCACTCTTGGAATCCACCGTTTCGTTATAAGTCAGCTTCGTTTCGCCGTCGGAAGCCCGGTAGGCGGACTTAAACTCCACCTTGCGGTGCATGTCGAACTTGCTCGCCAGCGTCAGCATTTCAGACGGGGTGGGCTTCATCACATCCTTGCTGTTCTCTTCAAGGAATTCCACAAAATCCTTCTGGCTCATGCCCTGGCCGTCGTATTTGGTCCAATTCTCCCATTCCACCGTCTTGTTGAGCTGCATAGTGGCTTGGTGGTCCCCCCATCCATTACCATCGGGGGAATAATAATTGAGCACGGCGTTTACTTCTCTGTCGCTCACGTAAATCACGCTCCTGACGCCATTTTCGGCATCTTCCGCCTTCACGAAATCTGCCAGCGTTTCCAGGTCCAGCAGCTGAACACTGCCGGCCTTGCGAGGGGGCGTATTGCCCAGGCAATCCAGATGATACAGGGTATATCCATCCGGCACGACGGCGGCACGGCCATTCGCCACTTCCTGCACGCGTACGGCTGCCAGAGTTTCTTCGTTCAAGTTATCCATATAATTTAATTCTATAATGTTTATGTTGTTATGTGGTTGTTGGGAACTTAGGCGCGCTTAGCTACCTTGGCGGGGACTCCGGCATCAACATCGGCAGCAGCCGGGAATGTCACCTTCACAGGAGCATCCAGGTCCAGTTTCCCCTGGGCGGGGTCGTCCGTATGCAGGGCGCCGGAGGTATCGGCAAACATGATGCGCGGGGCAATCGTCGGATCCGGGATGCTGGCCGTAACCTTCGGTTCAATCACCACCTGATTCACGCCGCCTTTGCGCTTCACGGACAGCTTAAGAGTCAGGGATCCATTATTCCCGGTTGCCAGCACGGCGGAAACAAGGCTGGTCATCTTGGTGTCCAGGGCTTCTAAAAGGGCCCCTTCGTTAATCTCGGAAAGTCCTTCGAAAAAGACATCTCCGGGCACTTGTCGTTTAGTTACTTCACTCATAATATTGATGATCTAATAGTTAATAATAGATGACGAATCAGTCTTCGCATTCCTCGCACTCGCAACCAGCGATTCCGAGCATGGCGGCAATGGGATTCATCCGATCCTTCATTTTCGTTTTTTGCTGTTGTTCAAGGAACAAACGGACGCCTTCTCCCATAGTTTTTACATTGCCCTCAAAGCATTCGCCTGCTTTGAGAAGATAGCCGAAAGCGCTCGTCCACCCGTAAACTTTGAAATTCATTCTCTCAGACTGAAAAACGGAGCTGGAGGATTCTAATATGTGCCGAGTTTTTCTTTCTTCCGGGACCTCCAAAAAGGCGGAAAAAATAGCGCGCCCATCGTAACGCTTAATCAAATCAACAAGGTTATCAAGCGCGGCGCTGATTTCTTCTTTTGTGGATGCAACAGTATCGCAGCAGCAGGCTTCGTCCGGCGTGCAGGACTGCGCATTCTTTTCTTCGGTATTGTCCATTGTATTGGTATTCTATTGGTTATTGCTTTCCACGATCCGCGTGGAGCGGGACGGTTTTTCCAAACCGTCAAAAGCTTTCATGGGAGTGGGAGACTCCGGGCAAAACCCGGAATGCGGGCTCTTGCCGGCCTGCAGCTCGGCGTTATCCAGCTCCACCGCCAGCCAGAACAGGCACGCAGCGGAAAGACCAAAGGAGCAGGCACCCAAAAACTTGAAAAAGGTATTCATGCCGCAGCCCCCTTTCTTCTTCTGCGCGGGGGAAGAATATTCATATCCACTCCATTCACTTGAGGCTTCTGTGCATGATCCTGCTGGTGGATATAGCGCCATACAGACAGGGCAGGGAACTCATAGGGGCATCCGGCGCTTCCTGTTCCGGGCAACGCCTGAATGCTGCCATCCTGGACAAGGGCAAGAATGCGCTCTCTTCCCCAGCCCGTCATGAACCTTACGTCATCCAAAGTGACAACTACCTTGCCGCGGAAGGCGGCAATCGCCTGCGCCTCGTCGGAATCAGGCAATAATCCCACGCTCGCCGCCTCCGGGGAGGAAGGCACAGGAGAAGAAGCAGCCTCCTTAAGCACCCTGGCTATGGTTTCCAGGGCCTCCGCCAGACTCTTCAACGTTTTTTCATTCGTGCTCATGTTCGGTTAATTAAAATGGCCGCCCGGACGGGTATGCCCCGCGCCTGCCAGACCGTATTATTCTTATCTACCGATTTGTGTATTTTGGTTTTTAGGCCCCACCTGGGCCGGGCGATTAGTTAAAGCTCGTGCCAGCCGAGCAGCTTCAATTCTTCGATCAGGGCTTCTTCCATGGTTCAGTCGTCGTAGTGTCCGTCGGGGTTGTCGCACTGGGGGGCGTGGTCAAAATCCCACTCGTCGATGGCCTGCTCTATCTGCTCCAGGAGTCCAACCGCGACGCCGTAGGAAATAGGTTCACCGTCCACCCGGATGCACCGGTCTTCGTCGTCGTATTCGATAATCATGCCCGCTCCTTTCTCATCTGATCCAGGGTTCTGTTTACCTGGCGTATGATGTGTTTCTCTCCCAGGCTGATACCAAGCATCAACGCGGACAGGTAGCCTGCCAGGTTAAGCAGCGTCACAACTATAAATTCAGTCCAGTTCATCATTGGTTATTTGTTGGAAATTGGTGCTACCTGCTTTCGCTTTGAGGGATAGAGTGCTATGAATATGGATTTCGTATTCCCCTGGCAGCATTTATGATTGTGAAATAGTCTTATTTTATTATTATTAGTCCGCTATGAATATGGAAGAATATCAATTTCAGCAATTTGTCAAAGAGGCCCTTATAGATATAAATGGAAAAATCATTCAACTGAAAAAAGATGTTGATGTATTAAAGAAAAACACAGCAAGCAAATCTCAGGCCGAAACTATTGATCGCAAGTTGTCTGCGATTTTATCGCAGCTGAAAATTCCTTTCTTTGGACGATAAGGCATTTGCCTTCTTCACTTCCAACTACAAGAAACTCCGTTCCATGTAGAGGTTGCGGAGAGATGGAATATTGTATTTTTACCAGACCATCACCATTAACATAATAGCGGTAATTATTATTCACTAGCTCCTGCGCTTCCTCCACGGTAAGCAGCTTTGCATTCTTCGGTAATTCAGTATTTGTATTCATGGTTCTTTCCTGGGGGGAGGTTTTCATGTTCATGCCGCGGGCTTCTTGGGGTTCTTCGGGCGGGGAAGGTTCTGTTTGGACTTCGTAAGGATGTCCATAACAATTCCTGTAACGATGGCTGATTTGCTCATTCCAGTAATCTCTTCAGTTCTCCGGAACCAGCTCTTCACTTCTTCTGGGGCCTTTTTTGTATCTAGTTTCATACCATTTCGCTGGGTGATGATTTTTAAGTATGATTTTTTTCACATTCAGTCAAGGATTAAATGTGAAAAAATCACAAAACCTGTCTGCAAATAGAATTGACAAATGTGAGAAATATCACAAAATCAACGCATGACGCCAACAAAAGAAGATGTGAAGAAATGGATGAAAAAGGCGGGGCTTACTCGCGATTGGCTTGCTGAAAAATGTTTCGTCAAGAGATCTGCCGTAAATTCTTGGCTCTCCACAGATAG